TACCCCGTCCGGTACTGGAGGTACCACGAGCAGTTTTACCCTCGTACAAGCCGCTTGTGGTGCCTCCTAGTGACCTTAGACCACCTCCGGGTGTGAAGGGTGTAAACTCGGAAGAGAAAGAGGAAAAAGAACAGGCTAAACCCCAGCCTAAAATACCTCCAATACCTAAACCTCCTGACATTAGGTATGTAGATATTCCTAATACCGACATAACTATTCCTCTACCTAGCAACGAGATCCTAGCTACGGCTGGAACTACAGCTATGGTGTCGGTTGCAGCTACCTTAACCGCTACTTCAATCTTTAAACGCACTGTTTCTCTAATGAAACCTGTATTTAAAGCAATATGGACAAAGATAACAAAAAAGAAGGGTTTATCAAATTCCTTGTCCTCGTCTGGTCCGCAGGACTCTTAACAGCATCCTACGCTGGCTGGATGGAGAAAATGGATCCAACATATGTGGCTTCAATTCTTAGCGGTACTTTAGCTACCTTTTCTATTACTAGAGAGAAAAAAGAATGAAAAAGCTAATCCTTTTGCTGATGTTAGCTGCACCCGCTTCAGCTCAAACTATTACCCCTCAGTTTACGCAGGGGTCTATGCAATCCACAACTACCACCACCCAAAGTATCACGGAGACAATCTCTACTGAGGTATATGGTGGTGCATATTCATCATGGTCTGGAACAAATGTAACCCCAAGTGGGGATATCACAGACTCTGCGACTACTTGGTCGGTAACAAATGCAGGCGAACAGTTTCAACTGGAGACAGTGACACGAGCAGCAGGGATTGTCGAGACAATCGACATCACCCGCGACATCGACACTACCTCTACTACTACCTCGCTTTCTGTATTCTCGCAATAACACCGGTCAAAGCAGAGGAACCACAGGTCCAAAACACGTCATCGCCAGTAGCAGCCGCAACAGGCAATGTTACTAATCAGGCGGTCCAATTCCAGAACAACGGTGCCCCTAGTAGACAACAGTTTACTGGGGGCAATTCTTGTAATGGGACAACAATGACGTTTTCTCCGTTTTATATGGGCAATGACACGCTGCCATATGACGGAACAGGGTACGTTAGAGGTAACAACTTTGGCGCACAACTCAATTTTAGCGTTCCTCTTGATGGAGGCATGATTGAAACGTGCAAACAAATAGCAAGACGACATGAACAGAAGTTACGTCTTGACTATGAGCTTGTTAGAGCCTTGAAGTGCACTGAAATCATGAAAGCTGGCTTCACATTTCGTCCTGGTTCAAGGGTTGAAGTCCTTTGCCACGACATAGTACCCATTGTTTCTCTAACAAAAGAATAAATGGAAGCTGCAGTATCAGCTGTTGTTGCCCTCGTTGCAGGTTTAGCAGCAGTAACTAACCGTTTACACAACAGAATAAACCAAGTCCACGGACGTATTACTGAAATGGACCGCCGTGTAGACGGTATTGAACTCCGTATTGCTACAAACTACGTCGATAAAAGCGAATTTAAAGCAGGTTTGCAGCGTATGGAGGACCACATGGTCCGAATTGAAAACAAACTAGACCAAATCGTGATGCGAAATGGCTAAAAAACGTGCAAATGAAGATCAGTTTAATGAGCTTCATAACCTTGTTACAAGGGAGTTTTTAGCACGTATTAAGTCCGGCGAAGCGACTACTGCTGACCTAAAAGCAGCGGCTGATTGGCTGACTAAAAACGATATCACTGGAGTTGCCGTTGAGGGTTCTGCTCTTAGCGGTCTGGCTGATATTATGCCAACTATTGATTTTGATGCAGTTCAAAAAGCGGTGAATCGTTAATGGCTCCTAAAAAACTCCCCTATAACCAACTCAAAAAAAGTGCGAAAAATTACCGCGACAATGCAGCCGCTCGGCGTCATAAAAACGCAGAGAATCGGAAAATTAATCAACGCGAAGACCGCAAAGACTACCGAGTCAAGCACACCAAAGCCCGCAGAGACGCAGGCGTCTACGGCAAAGGAGGCAAAGACTTCTCCCAAACCACGAAGGGTACGTTCGTCCGCGAAGACCCCTCGAAAAACCGAGCCAGAAACCGATCAAAGTTAAGGATTCAGAAATAATGCTATGACTCCTTTGCTCCCCAGTCCTGATCACTACCTTCAAAACCTAATAACCATGACAAGTCCAGAAGCTAAACGGATGTGGCGTAGAGCCATCAAAGAGCACTTCAACTGTCAATGCGTTTATTGTGGAGAAACTTATGAATTACATGAACTTACACTTGACCATGTTCGTCCTCGTTGCTTTGGTGGGGAGGATCTCACAAGCAACCTTGTACCCAGCTGTCGTAAGTGTAACCAGGACAAAGGATCAAATAACTGGCTATCTTGGATGAGACAAACTTTTGGTTTTCATCCGCAACGTGAACAACTCATTCTTTCGCACATTAAATAATGGCAATTAAACCAGGCACCCCTCACCCTAACAAAAAGGGGATGGTGATGGGTAAAAATGGTCGATACGTTGCTAAATCGACCTACGCAAAACAAGTTAAAGCAGCTAAATCTGCTGCTAAACCTGCAGCTAAACCTGCTGCCCCTAAAGCTCAAAAAGCTCTCCCTCCTGCTGGACAAACTGCTGCAGGCAAAGCACGTCGCTATCCAACTGCCAGCGGTTCTGCACGTCAAGCAATCGCTCGTGGTAAGCAAGTTACCGCAGCACAAGGAACTACCAGCTCTAAAGTACGTGTAGGTCAACCTGCAGGTTCTGCTAACCGCATGTACGGTGCTAACGTTGTTGGCAAAGCTGTTGGACGAGCGCAACGTGCAGCAGCTGTATCTAAAGCTGGTAAAGTTGCAGGTCGTGCAGCTGTACCTCTTGGTATGGCAGCTGAAGTCAAAGAAATGTCTGATCGTGCTAAGCGCGACGCAGAACGTAACAAGAAACTTGGTCGGCGTCCGTTTGAAGAGCTGAGGGCTGATAGCCGCAAAGGCAACCCTGGACGTCGGGGTCAAGGCGGTCAAGGTTCTAGCTCGCGTCCTCGTCCCCAGGCAACGCCTACTAACAAATCCACTTCTCGTGGTGGACAAGGTAACCGTGGTCGTAACTCTAAACCTGCTACGCCCCAACCTGCTACTACGGCTAGTAAGCCCAAACCTAAGCCTACCACTACTACGGCTAGTAAGCCTAAGCCTACGTCTCGTAAAAACGTTACGCCTACGGCTGCTCCTAAAGTCAAGCCTCAAGCTAAAAAACCTGCAGGTAAAAAACCCGCCAAACCTCAAACGTCTGGTGTTGGTCCTGTAGCAAGCGGACGGACTTATTCTGTTCAAAAAACTGGTAAGTCAGTTATGCAACAGCAAGCTGATGAGCTTAGGGCAATGCGTAAGCGTTCCCAAGAACGTCAAGAAGCTGACAAAAAGAAAAAGCGTAAGTACGGGCGTTAAGCCCCTACAAGGCCCCTTAAAACCCTTTTAGGTGTCTCTATACCGGAGGCACCTTTAAGGCCCCTTACAGACGCTCCTAGGCGTCGCTCAACAGAGCCATATGGACATCGAACAGCAGCTTAAAACTGATTTCAGATATTTTCTGACAGCAGTTTGGGCACACCTTAAACTTCCCACCCCTACCCGAGCACAACTCTGTATCGCAGAATACCTCCAACACGGACCGAAACGTTTGCAGATCCAAGCGTTCCGTGGTGTGGGTAAAAGCTGGATTACAGCAGCCTTTGTGCTTTGGACACTATTTAATGACCCTGACAAAAAGATTATGGTGATCTCTGCTTCTAAAGACAGAGCAGACTCCTTTTCAATTTTTTGTCAACGCCTTATTCTTGAAGTCAACTGGCTTTCTCACCTTAAACCAAAATCAGATGACCAACGTTGGTCTCGCGTTAGTTTTGATGTGGGTCCTGCTAAACCTCACCAAGCTCCTTCTGTTAAATCCGTGGGTATTACTGGCCAGCTCACTGGTAGTCGTGCTGATCTTATGATTCTGGACGACGTTGAAGTACCCGGTAACTCTATGACAGAGTTGATGAGGGAGAAGCTCCTACAACTGTGTACTGAAGCCGAATCTATCCTAACGCCGAAACGTGATTCCCGCATTATGTATCTCGGTACTCCTCAGACAACCTTCACCATTTACAGGAAGCTTGCCGAGCGCAATTACCGCCCATTCGTGTGGCCAGCCCGCTATCCACGCACCTTGTCTAACTATGAAGGGCTCCTTGCACCTCAACTGCAAGAAGACATCGACAACGGTGCAGAAAGCTGGGACGTAACCGACCCTGAAAGATTTAACAATGACGATCTTATCGAACGTGAAGCAGCAATGGGACGCAGCAACTTCATGCTGCAGTTCATGCTTGACACAACTCTCAGCGACGCTGAAAAGTTCCCACTCAAGATGGCTGATCTTGTCGTCACCAGTGTTAATCCTGAGTCCGCTCCTGATAGCGTCGTCTGGTGCAGCGATCCTAGAAACGTCATCAAAGAACTCCCGACTGTTGGACTACCTGGGGATTATTTCTACGCTCCAATGCAGCTACAGGGTGAATGGGGTCCTTACGCAGAAACAATCTGCAGCGTTGATCCGTCGGGCCGAGGAACTGATGAGACAGCAGCAGCTTATATCTCCCAAAGAAACGGTTTCCTGTACCTGCACCAAATGCGTGCTTACAAGGACGGATACTCGGACAACACGCTCTTGGACATTCTTAGAGGCTGCCGAAAGTTTAAAGTAACTAAACTAGTTATTGAAACCAACTTTGGTGACGGTATCGTTGCTGAACTTTTTAAAAAACATCTCCAACAAACTAAACAAGGAATTGACGTAGAAGAAGTACGAGCCAATGTCAGAAAAGAAGACCGCATTATTGATGCCCTTGAGCCTGTCCTTAATCAACATCGCCTTATTGTTGATCGCTCTGTCATCGACTGGGACTATAACTCAAATAAAAACGCACCTCCAGAAGAACGTCTCCTCTATATGCTCTTCTATCAAATGAGCAGAATGTGCCGTGAAAAAGGCGCAGTTAAACACGACGACAGATTAGACTGTCTTGCCCAAGGCGTAAAATACTTTACAGATGCCATGGGTATCTCCGCTATGGAGGTCGTAAAACAACGTAAAATGGAAGACTGGAATGACATGCTAGAGGAGTGGAAAGACGACCCTCAAGCATCCGCTAATCACTTCGTCCTTGGCATGAATATGGACCAAAGACGACAAGCAAGAGGTAAGACTAAAAACTCAGTCCCCACTTGGTTTTCCGTTTAACCAGACAGTAGAACACGGGGAGTGGTGCCCTCGTGTGTGGAAACAGCGGTCAAATGGGGGAAGAAAGACAAACTTTTTCTTCCCCTTTTTACTACTTCCACTACTAATGGAACATGGGGTGAACGAAGTGAACCATGTTCTCTATTAGTTCTTCTCACCATCTTTACTAGTAAGACTACTAGTATACTCATATATATCATGTATGACCCACACCGTTAAACTCGTTTCCATTACTCCTGATGCAGAAGAGCTGGTAGCTTACTGTGCACGAGTATCTAACCCCAACAACCAAACCAATCACGAAACTGCTCCACGCCTTCTTAAATACCTGATCAAGCATAAGCATTGGTCTCCTTTTGAGATGGCTAACATGGTGGTAGAGATTAACACTACCAGAGCAGTAGCAGCTCAGATCCTACGACACAGATCATTCTCATTCCAAGAGTTTAGTCAACGGTATGCTAACGTTGAACAGCTAGGACAGCCTATTAGACCACAGCTACGGCTACAGGATGATAAGAATAGGCAGAATAGTATTGAACAAGCAGAAGAAGACTTGTTTCTTCAGAAGGAGATTGAGTGTCTGTTTAAACATTCACAAGATGTTTACCGTCAACTGATCATGGCAGGTGTTGCTAAAGAGTGTGCACGTGACGTGCTTCCTATGGCTATCCCTAGCCGTTTGTATATGAACGGTACTATTCGGTCTTGGCTGCATTACGTGGACCTTAGAGCCGATCCTGGGACGCAGAAAGAGCATCGTATGATTGCTGAGGGTATTAAGGATCTGCTTGAGGAGCACTGTCCGTCAATTTATGAAGCTATGTGGACATGATCTGCAACGTATTTCTTAATATGTGCATTGTGGGGCTAACTCAGGTTGGCCCTGCTTTGTATAAAGTAGAGGTTATGAATGATCAGCAACAAATTCGTGAGTTTGAGTGTCGTGAAATTTTGGTAGAAATTTCTGAAGCCTATTATTAACGCCCGCCCAGCGGCGGCACCCCCATGCCGGGGCAACATGTAACGCGCACGCGCAGGCGTTAGGGCTCACGCGGGGGCAGGCAGGCGATCCTCGTGCGTACCAGTCGCGATCTGTGGACCGGTCGAATTAGTGGCACAAGGTGCTTGACGTTTGGCCGGATAGGTCCTATGTTGTGCACATCGGATGAGACCGGAACGCCACCGGACAGACTCAGACCGATCCCGACCGCCTAGTAAACCCACACCAGGGAGCTGAACGGCAGTCAATGTTTCAGAATGTTTCAACTCTCCAGCCGGTGACCCTGCAGGCTGTATCATGACCACATCGGCAGCGGTGACCCTTCAACTGCCCACAACTTGCACCTTGACAACTTCATAAGCATCCCGCTATGTGATGGCGACCAGCCCCGTGGGTTCCTGGGGTGAGGGATGGTAGACTGTGCGGAGCCACACGCCTAGTTTGCTCATGGCAAGCCCTGACACGGCCAGCCGTGCTCGATAGTTCGCGCCTATCGCAGGGCCTTGACGCTCCAATGCGTCAACTTCCCACCGCTTGTCTTCCAATGTTTGACAGCTACGCAGAGTCTGTCCTGCACTACGCTGACGATCAGGGGAATCTCGATGCTGACATTGCACAGCAACTGTTAGACGAGCACTCCACATCGTTCAGTGACATACTGCAGGACGGCTATCCTTCTGCTCACATTCTCAACGCCGAATCCCTTCTCAACTGGCTAGGCTACTGATCATCATGACCAAAGCACAAGCTATCTCTGAGTTCCGCGAATGTGTCGGTGACTCATACCGTGGTGACACTATTGCAAAGCGTGAAGCTTGGCTCAACTTTGTTGACACTCTCAACGAAGACGGGCTAATCTCTCAACGTCAACGTGATACGTGGTCAAACCCATGGTGACATTCATCGTATGGGTGTGCGTTTGTACACTCATCTACATCCTGCTGCGGAACATCACTAGATTCTGACAGCTACACTTAGCCCTCACACTGTGTGGGCTTTCTGTAGCCCTCAGGCTACGTTCATTCCAACTCCGCTATGTCTAATCAATGCGAGTTCACATCACTGCACGTAGCTCTAACGTTAAAACTGGCCCAATTCCAGTTACAACAACAGAGCGCCAATCGTGCCCAACGACCTGCCCGTTCTACGACAAAGGTTGTTACGCTAAATCAGGTCCGCTAGCTTTACACTGGCGCAAGGTATCTGAAGGCGAGCGTGGCACTGACTGGCAGGGTTTGTGTGACTTTGTTGCATCACTCCCTGCTAAACAGCTCTGGCGTCACAACCAGGCTGGTGACATGCCACATCACAAAGGTTCACTCATTGTCTCACATGTATTCGATCTCGTTGCTGCTAACCACGGCAAGCGTGGGTTTACTTATACTCACCACGTTCTTAACCCTCACAACCTGAGGTTGATCGACTACGCAAACAACAACGGGTTTACCATCAATGTCTCTACGGAATCCATCACCGATGCGGTTAAAGCTCATCGAAGCGGTTTACCTGCTGTCGCCGTTGTTCCTTCTGATGCTGACATCCCACGTACTCATGAGGGAGTCACAGTTACAGAATGTCCAGCTCAAGTACGAAACACAACGTGCTCTGAGTGCGGGCTATGTGCCCAAGCTGAGAGGCAATGTGTGGTAGTCTTCCGCGCCCATGGTAACGCTAAGCGACACGTGAGTAACATCACAGCCGCTGCCTGATCCTCTCACTGAGCCCATTCGTGGGCTCTCTGAGGGGCTTTGTGCTCCCTCTTTCCCATCGCATTAATTCTGTGAACGCACCTAGCGTTAGCTACACCTTCCGTGTCTCCACTGATGTTCACATGTTCTATTGTGAACACGACAACACCATGAACTTTGTTGATCATGAGGATGAGTCACGTCTTGAGATTGCTAACATCTCTCCACGTGATATGTATACCTGCGTTGGTAATGCCCTCGCAGCTAATGATAACCTCTTGAATCACATTGAAGGTAAGCCTTGGCAAGTCTCACGTGCTAAAGAGATGATCACCCATCTTCAGGCATTCGTTGACAAGCACAGCAAGGCTGACTAAATTTCCACCATCATCACGCCCACGCCATGCAAGCTGACTTCGACTGGCTGCTAGAGCAGCTAGACTATGCCAAGGAACAGCTCAGCCTAGCTGATGACATGTACTCCAAGACTGTTTGGGGTAACCGCTGTGATCAGCTGGAGGATTCCATCTCTGACATGCTCAGCAGACTGGAGATCCTTTGAGCTGTACCCAACACCAGCCTGGGGTAGAATGCTGGACTCACCCTGTTTCCATGCTTATGACCAACACACAACAGGACGCCTTCAAGCACTTCCACAAGCACAACCCGCATGTGTATGAGCAACTGAAGACGTTGGCGCTACGCTTGAAAAGCGTTGGCGTTAAGAGCTATGGCATCAAAGCTTTGTTTGAGATTCTCCGCTTCAATGCGTTGCTGTCTGTTGATAACAACTTCCAGTTGAACAACAACTTTGCACCATTGTATGCTAGACTCTTAATGAAGCAAGAGTCAGAGCTTTCTGGCTTCTTCAAGCTTCGTGCTTTACAATGAAACGCAAACAACTCTCATTCACTGAGGTTGAGTTGGGCATTCTTTTGGATGCCCTTCGCAACCAGTGGTGGGCACGGTACAACCCCAAGGTTGAGACTACCGTGGAGATCCACCACAACTTGCTTGACCGTATCATCACTGCACAGGTGCAACTTGAAAACCAAGCACAAACCGATTCCTAACTCGATCATCACACCGATCGTTGGTATCATGATCAGTTTGCTGTTCTTATCTGGTGTTGCAATCATTGTAGACCAGAACAAGTACAACCCAAGCACCAAGTCCTTTCGCTTAGTGTAACAATGGCTCGACCTGATCCCTTTGGCAATCGCATTGATGAAGTCATGGAGTGGGATGCCACTGATGACTTGACGGAATACACTGCTGAGGATGGATTCGCTGCGGCTGCCACTTGGGATCTTCCCGAGGCATTCGTTTGCATCGTCCGTTCTGAAGGCAAGAATGGTAAGATCACTGAGAAGGCATACCGTTCACCAGCTGCAGCACACAAACACCTGCTTAAGCTGATGGATGAGGATGCTGAGGAGATCACCGTTCTCACTGATGACACCATCTCCATGCCTATCATCCCATGAACTATCTTGACCTCGCTGATGCCCTGTGTGATGCAGGGTATGAAGTTGATTACGACACAGGGCTTGTGGATTACAGATCCATGGGTTCACCTGAGTTGTTAATCACTCTGTATGCTTTGGACAAGCTTGAGATCCATCATGATCTCGATGGCAGACCAGAGTATTACATTCCACACCTAGCTGTCTGCGACATGCAGAGCTATTGTGATCAGTTCCCAAACGACCCACAATGCAAATGCTATGATGTCTGACCTCACCCAATTCCAGATTGAATCTCTCAACGAACACGAATACTCCCTCTTCCTAGCTTATGGCGACACCTTCCGAGATCAACAAACAATTCCAGCTAGAGCAGGAAGCGATCTCGTGTGGGAAGGAGAGGCTACACGACTCATTGAAGAAGCTGGAGCAGAAAAGCTATGCATCGGCTAGCGTCTATGGTGCATCCAGCATTGCTGCTGCTCTGCCTGCTGTAATCAAAAGCATTGAGTCTCAGTTCCACAAACTTCGTAAGGGTCAGGCTGGGCAGTATTACAAGCCCATTGCTGAGCATCTCGACGACCTTGAGCCACTAGCTATTGCTACCATTGCTCTCAAGGTGACGTTCGACAATGTGTTCAGCATGAAGCGTAATGCTGACCTGCTTACCAATGTCCTTACGTCCATAGGCTCAGCACTGGAGGCTGAGTGTAAGTTTAGGTGGTACCGACTCACTGCCCCTGAGTTGTTCAAGTACATACAAGACAAGTACTTTCACGAGTCTTGTGGTACACAACAGAAGATGGCGATTGCTAATCTCATCTTCAATCGACATGACATCCAATGGGATTCATGGTCTATCAAGACACGTGCTGCCCTTGGTGGTTGGTGCCTTGAGAGGATCATGGAACAGACTGGATGGTTCATGAAGCACACTGAACAGACAGGCAAGCGTGCTGTCTGCCGCCTCATCCCCACGCCTAAGTTCGTGGAGATCAGGGAGCAGCTCATCGCCAATGCTGAGATGTTCAGTGGTATCCCATGGCCTATGCTGGTTGAGCCAAACGATTGGAGCAACGAGCGCATGGGTGGTTACCTCACAAACGAGCTGATGCGTGGTCATCAACTGACTCGGCGCGGTAACCAGACAGTAGAACACGGGGAAACACCAATCCAATTTCTGAACAAGCTTCAGAAGGTGAAGTACTGTGTTAATCATCATGTGCTGAGTGTTGCAAGACACTTCAAAGAGCGTGGCGTGAAGGTTGGGAAGTTCATCCCAATCAGTGAGGCATTCAAGCCTCCTCGTCCACCAGCAGCAGATGAGGATCCTTCAGTTCATCAATCGTGGAAGCGTGAGATGGCTGAGGCATACAATGCTGATCGTCTTAACTTCAAGAGATCAGTAAGAACAAGAACTCAGTTGGAAGCAGCTGAGAAGTTCAAGGATGAGGAGTACTATCTCTGTTGGTCGTTTGACTATCGGGGGAGAGCATATCCAATTCCTGCTTATCTCACACCACAAGATACAGACTTTGGTAAGAGTCTGATAAGGTTTGCTGATGAGTCATTTGTCAATGATGATGCTGAGCTGTGGCTAGCATTCCAAGTAGCGACAACCTATGGGTTGGATAAAGCTACGATGGATGAGCGTATAGCTTGGGTCAATGACAACCATGACTTGATCACAAAGATCGCTACCGATCCCATTGACAACCTTCCTGAATGGGAGGGTGTCGAAGAACCATGGCAATTCATGGCTGCATGTCATGAGTTCTACCACTGCTGTATCGAGTGTGATAAGCAATTCACTGGTCTAATGGTTGCTGTTGATGCAACCTGTTCTGGTCTTCAGATCCTTGCTGGTCTTGCCAAGGATGCGTCTACTGCATCACTGGTCAATGTGTGTCCTGGTGATAAACCAAGCGATGCATACAAGGCAGTTGCTGAGGAAGCCAAGAAGTATCTCCCTCCTGAGATGCATGATTGGATGACGAGAAAGACGACCAAGCGCACCGTGATGACGATCCCCTACAATGCTACTAAGTCAAGCTCTCGTGTCTATATACGTGAGTCTCTGAAGGAGCAGGGGATTGAGCCAACGTCTGAGCAAGTAACTCAGGTCGTTGATGCTGTATATCAAAGCATGGACGCTATTGTTCCTGGTCCTATGCGTGTCATGCGCTGGATCAAGAAACATGTTGGTCAGTACATCAGAGATGGTGCTTCTGAAGTTGAGTGGTCTACACCCTCTGGGTTTGTGGTCAATCAACAGCGGAACAAGCGAGAGACTGAACGCCTTAACCTTCAGTTGCTAGGTGCTACTAAAGTTACCTTGTCAGTTGGAGATGGTGAGCCTTGTCCTACAAGGCACAAGTCCAGTACTGCTCCGAATCTGATACATTCACTGGATGCGTCCATACTTCACGAAACATTTCAGAAGTTTAATGGACCATTCACAGTCATCCATGACTCAGTGCTTTGTCGAGCAACTGACATGGGAACACTCAATCAACTCGTGCGAGAAACCTACACGGACATCTTCACGAGAGACTGCTGGCTTACAAAGTTTGGTGAAGCTGTTAACGCAACAGAACCCCCACCAATCGTAGGCACCCTTGACCCTGAGGTGGTCGAAGACTCCACTTACTTTTTCTGTTAACCGTGACCCACGTAACCAAAGAGCCTGTTGTCCTTGAGGGCTATCAGGCGATCCTCAAACCCACTGAGTACGGCTACACCCTGTCAGCTCTCCTGCCTAAGGAACTGATTGACACTCTTGAAGAAGAGCGTGAAGGCTGCCTTGAGTGGGCGAAAAGCAAAGCTAAGAATCCCAAGCGTGTGACTATCAAGCCCGAGCCTTGGGAAGAAGTGAGCAGTGGTATGTACCAATGCAAGTTCCGCTGGAAGGTGGATGACAAGAACACTCCTGTTGTTGTCGATACCGAAGGCACTGTCATTGCTGATGCCAACACTCCCATCTACAGTGGGAGCAAGGTGAAGCTCGCCTTCATCCAGAAGCCCTACGTTCTCCCTGCTGGTGACATCGGCACGTCCTTGAAGCTCAAGGCTGTGCAGGTCGTTAGCCTGAACAGTGGTGCTGGTGTTGTGGACAGTGGTGACCTCGATGCTGAGGGTGCTGCTGCTCTGTTCGGTACCACCCATGGCTTCAAAACCTCTGAACCTAACGTCACCGCTGACGAATCCTTTAACATCGACGAAGACTTCTGATGGCTCTGCTTGACACCAAAACCACCTACAACGAAGAGCTTGGTCTCTTCGAGATGACGGCAACCCTCACCTTGCCTCCCATCACTGTCACTCGTTCTAAGAAAGACAAGAGTGACTTCCGCTACGACATCCAGCGTGCATTCACTGACGTCGTTGAGCAGGTGATCGAAGGGGAAATCTGATGCGTAGCCGCCTGGAAGAACAGGTGGCTGAGTTGTTAGATAAGCTGAACATCGAGTACAGCTATGAACCCGAGAAGTTCAGCTATGTCATCGAGGCTAACTACACGCCCGACTTCAAGGTTGGTACTGTGTACCTTGAGACAAAGGGGTTCTTCAAACCTGCTGATCGTCGTAAGATGGTAGCAGTCAAGAAGTCCAACCCTGATCTTGACATCCGCCTGGTCTTCCAAGCGCCGTACAATAAGATCAGTAAAAACTCTAAGACCACCTACGCCATGTGGGCCGAACGAAACGGTTTCATGTGGTGTCCCTACTACGAAATCCCTTCTGATTGGTTACATGAAACCAAAGAAAAGCCTTAGCGGCAAACTCTTTCTGAGTAAGAAAAAGAAAAGCCGTCGTCCGCCCAAGGGTGCCAAGCCCTACCGTGGACAGGGGCGGAAATGACTTACTCACCCTTTGGCTCAAAGGAAAGGCTACGTCACCTGTTTGGTGATACTCTTGCTGAATGTAGCGAAAACTACACACCTGAAGATGTAGCTGATGCTTTCCTTGAAGAGCTAGACAGCTGGATTCAGTATCATCACCAATGCGCTGATGCGTATGAGCTTATCCGACACACCCTCCACAAGCGAGTTTCAACGACATGAACCGTGTAATAGCTGTGGGAGCAGGGATGCTCTCGCTCGGTATACTGATGGGCATGGGTATTGCTTCTCATGTGGTGCTTACGAACCCGCAGAAGGCAGCGACCACCATCATCAAACAACAAGCCCCCACTCTACCTATCGTCCCATGATCAAAGGCGAACCAGTTCGGTTAGCTAAACGTGGACTGTCTGAGGAGATTTGCCGTAAGTTCCGCATCCACAAGGATGGCGAGGAGCTGCGGTTCCACTACTATGACCAGTCAGGTCAGATATGTGGAGCCAAGGTAAAGACTAAGGACAAAACCTTCCGATGGGATGGCAAGAATACTGATCATCAGTTGTTCGGTCAGCACTTGTTTCCAGACAAAGGCACCCGCCTAACCATTTACGAAGGAGAATTAGACGCAGCTTCTGGCTACGCTGCTATGCCTACCTGGCCTCACGTGTCCCTCCCTGATGGGGCACAGAGTGCTAAGCGGGCGTTGCAACGTGTCATGCCGTTGCTGCAGAATTATGAAGAGATTGTTCTTTTCTTTGATAACGACGAGCCCGGCAGGAAGGCTGCAGAAGAGTGTGCTCAACTGCTGCCACCAGGCAAGGTCAAGATTGCAAGGATGGAGAAGTACAAAGATGCTTCAGATGCCTTGCAAGCTAGTGACTCGGAAGCCATACGCCGTGCTGTTTGGGATGCAAAAACGTACCGACCTGACGGCATTGTTGATGCAAAAACCCTACTAGACTTAGTAAGCGAACCGCTACCACCGTGTGCTCATGACTATCCGTTTCAAGGAATACAAGACAAACTGCACGGGATCCGATACGGAGAGCTTGTTACGATTACTGCAGGATCTGGTATTGGAAAATCCTCATTCTGTCGTGAACTTGCAACTCACCTTCTTAACAAAGGAGAACGGGTCGGCTACGTGGCTCTTGAAGAGTCCAATCGACGTACTGCACTTGGACTGATGTCCGCCCATTGTGGCAAGTCTTTTCACCTTGGAGAACATGACCGATCTACTCTCACCCAGGCTTATCAAGATACTCTTGCTAAGTGGAACCTGTATCTTTTTGATGGGTTTGGGTCTTTTGATCCTGATGTCATCTACAACCGAATTGAGTACCTTGCCACCGGGCTTGAGGTGCGTTGCGTATTCCTTGATCACCTCTCAATCCTGCTCAGCGGGCTTGACGGAGATGAGCGCAGGATGATCGACACAACCATGACCAAGCTACGGTCACTGGTTGAACGCACTGGCATTTCCTTGTTCCTTGTTTCCCACCTTCGCAGAACATCCAATGACACCAATCACGAAGAAGGAGCACGAGTCACCCTCGGACAACTACGAGGTTCGGCAGCTATTGCTCAACTGTCAGATGCAGTTATTGCACTTGAACGGGACCAGCAGGCGGATCGAGGAGCATCTGGAACGACTGTCCGAATCCTTAAAAACCGTTATTCTGGAGAAGTAGGCGTTGCCTGCCATCTGGACTATGATCTTGACACCTGTAAATTCCATGAAAGTGAACCCGAACCAGAGTTCGACCCCACGACCGACTTCTAAACACAACTCGTCACCACGTGTTGTTGTTTATCCAGGCACTGTGCCTGCCATTGGACCCAAACCTCCAACACCTGAGTCCGTAGCCAAAGCGCAGTTCGTTGACAAAACGTATGTCTGGAAGGAGCGATCGAAGGCGTCTTAGGCTACTCGCTTACAACCTGATGTTCAATGGGTTGATCTTTGTGACCAACCTTTTTATTGTTGCTGGAGTTGTTCGCCACTGGAATGACTAAACTCGCTTATGACATTGAGACAGATGGCTTTGACTCGACGGTCATTCACTGCCTTGTTACACAGGACCTGGATACTGGTCAGGTACTGCAGTACAATGATCGAGGAGGTGATTGTTATCCTATTAGTACTGGGATCAACTACCTTGCTGAGGCAGACGTCATTGTTGCTCACAACGGTATCGGCTACGATACGCCACAGATCAAAAAGCATTACCCGTTTTTTGACCACCATCATCAAATCGACACGCTAATCCTAAGCAGATTCTTCCACACTGACCTGCTTGACAAGGACCTAAAGCTCAAACGGCCTATGATGCCTGCTAAGCTGTACGGGTCACACAGCCTTGAAGCTTGGGGCCACCGCCTCAAGTGTCACAAGGGTGAGTTTGCCAAGCACACCGACTGGAGTGAATGGTCACAGGAGATGCAGGATTACTGCGTTCAAGACGTCGCTGTTCTTGTTCAACTATGGAAGCATTTCCAATCTTTAACGAAGCAATTAAGCTCGAACACCAAATCGCGGAAATGATGGCCGCCCAGGAGGCCGTAGGATGGCCCTTTGACGTCCGTGCGGCACAAGAGCTAGAGAACACCCTTTTAAACCGCGTAGAGGCGCTTAGAGCGAAGGCTCAGAGCCTTTGCTGGTGTGTTCCTGGTAACCTGTTCACGCCTAAACGCGATAACAAGACTCAAGGCTATGTAGCTGGGGCAGAAATGCAACGGCTCAAGGAGTTCAATCCAAGCAGCCGTGAGCACATTGCGTGGTTCTTCAAAACATTCCAGAATTGGAAACCACAGAAGCTTACCGAGACCGGTAAAGCTGTCATTGATGAAGTCGTTCTCAAAGAGATCGGCTCGGAAGAAGCGTTGTTATTCCTGGAGATTCTTGAGACACAGAAGAAGCTCGGAATGCTGTCGCAAGGCAACAACGCATGGTTGAAGTTGGTCAAGAATGGCAGGCTTCACCATTCCTGCTTTATTGGGGCTGCAACGCACCGCATGGCGCACGCACGTCCTAACCTTGCGCAGGTAAGCAGCGATGCAGATTGCCGCTCCCTGTTCATTACTCGTCCCGGCTGGAGGCTAGTTGATAGCGATCTAGCAGGGATAGAATTGCGAGTATTTGCCCATTATCTAGCACGCTATGATTCTGGGCGTTACGCTGACATTCTCTTAAATGATGACATTCATCAGGTCAATGCTGACAAGATTGGGATCTCCCGCAGGGCGGTCAAGACTGTTACATACGCTTTCCTATATGGGGCGTCAACAACTAAGATTGGCCTCAGCTATGATCCACAGCTGTCTAAAGAGCAGGCCAAGTCGAAGGGCGAAGAGATTCGTCAGGCATACCTTGATGCCATTCCTGGTCTGGAGGAACTCGTTAATGCGGTCAAACGCAAGGCGAAGGAGAATGGTTCCATACGATCTATCGACGGTCGTAATATCCTCGTTGACTCGCCGCACAAAGCCCTGAACTTCCTGCTGCAGTCAGCAGCGGGTGTTCTGGCAAAGCGGTGGCTATTGATCACCGATCAACGTCTGCAAGGCATCGAGCATGAAAGGTACGCCTTTGTGCACGATGAGCAGGCGTTAGGATGTCCCCCAGATGTGGCTGAACAAGTCGCATCCATCTGCACCACATCAGCTGCTATGGCTGGTGAATACTACAAGCTACGACTCCCTATTGATGCTGACGCAAAGATCGGCATGAACTGGGCAGAGGTACACTAATGCTACTACTTGACACCGACTATCTTGCTTACAAGTCGTCTCAAGCATGTGAAGAGGGTATTGATTTTGGCGATGACGTCATCATCACCCAATCCAACTTCAGTCAAGTGCTGAAGGTGTTTGAGCGTGAGCTTGATAAGATTATGACCGCTATGATGGATTACGATGTAATCCTCTATTTCTCTAGCTCTGAAAATTTTAGGAAAAAAATTTACCCTGATTACAAGGGACATCGAAACCGACGTAAGCCCCTTGGCTACAAACGTTTGGTGAATTGGTGTAAGGACAACTTCAAAACTGTTGTCCGTGATGGGCTGGAAGCAGACGATGCTCTTGGTATTGATGCAACCAACCATGAACTAGATGATCAACCAATCATCGTGAGTCCAGACAAGGACATGCGTCAGATCCCTGGTGTTCTCTGGGACATGAAGGGTGACGTGGAGGAGATAACTAAGGAAGAAGGAGATCGTTGGCACCTGATTCAGGCGTTGGCTGGTGACCCTACTGATGGGTACCCTGGCTGTCCTGGCATTGGAGTTAAGCGTGCAGCTGATCTCATTGACAAGCACGACTTTCCATGGGAAGCTGTGTGCCAAGCCTTTCGTGAACGAGGATTGTCAGACGACGATGCTCTGCTGAACGCTAGGCTTGCTAAAATCCTACAAGCCACAGACTATGACTTCATCGAATCGGCGCCGATCCTCTGGACCCCCACCCCCTGTCCTGGAGCTAACGATCGAGCAGCAGTTCAAACTGAGAAGGCTTAAAGACTTACTGCAAGACGCTAGTAAGGAAGACATCATCATTGTCTTCGAGGCTCTTCAACACCAAAACTTTGTGCTCTCCAACACTGTTTCCAACCTAGTCAAACAATGGCCGACACCAATGACCGAGGACCAGACTACTACCGCAGAGGATCCATTCAAGTTTGGGACTTCATCAGAGACCAAGGACTGAACTTCCACCTTGGTAACGCTATTAAATACATCTGCCGTGCTGGATACAAAGACAGCAAGAGGCAGGATCTAGTCAAAGCTATTCATTATCTTCAGAACGAACTTCAACATGTCATTGCTGAGCAACCAGGCGATCGAGTTCCGCCGAGCATACGGTATACCGAACGACTTGAACTTGAGGGCGACACAAACCCGTTTGATCGTTGAAGAGTTCAAAGAGTTTCTGGAGGCTGACCGTGAGATGGTCACCATGTGCCCCAAGACTAGAGAGAATTGTTTGAAAGAGCTTGCTGATCTTATCTACGTCTGTGCTCAGTACGCTGAGAACATGGACTGGGATATTGAGCAAGCTCTCCGTCGTGTACACACAAGTAATATGTCCAAACTAGGCGAAGACGGTAAGCCTATTAAACGTGAGGACGGCAAGGTCCTCAAAGGACCTAACTATCAACCCCCTAACCTTACTGATCTCGTTTAAAATGTCTACTGATTTGATCGCCCGCACCGGTCGTGTACAAAACTGGATGGATGATCCAACTTCTCGCCTACCCGTATCGTGTACTGTCTTTGTTGTTGAAGACAGCATGGAAGGACCAGAGGGCATCGAAGCATCTTGGCGATTTGCTAGCCACGCTCTCCGAAATGGAGCAGGAGTGGCGATTCACCTTTCCAAACTCCGACCCAAGGGAGCTGAGAATGGCAAAGGCTTGGTTGCTTCTGGCCCAGTCTCGTTTGCAAAAATCTACTCCGTGCTTAACGAGACACTACGAAGAGGTGGCGTCTATAAAAACGGAGCGGTAGTTATTCACCTCGATCTCAAACACCCTGACATTCTTGAGTTCATCAATGCTAATCGTGCCGAGCTACCTTGGGTCAAACGTTGCGTTGACATTAACGAGTATTGGTGGGCTGAAGCAACGGATGAAGTTCGTACTGCTCTCCTTTCTGCAATCAAGAAGGGTGACGTCTGGCTAAACAAAACTAAAGTTGATGCAAAAGGTAAGCGAATCTATGGCAACGTATGCTTGGAAGTCTATCTGCCCTCACGAGGCACTTGTTTACTACAGCATGTCAACCTCGGTGGATGCGAATACGGTGACGTTGAAACTGCGTTTGCCCGAGGAATGTCCGAGCTGTGCGAGCTGCACTCCCGAACAGGTGTGGGAGACACTGGAGAATACCTCCCTTCTCAAACAGATCGCCAGGTTGGTCTCGGAATGCTTGGACTCGCCAACTTCCTACGGCGGAACGGAGTAACCTACGCAGAGTTTGGCGATGCTCTGGAACGTGTGAACAACGATCAAGTCGGTCCCTCTTCGGCTGACAAGCTTGCCAACGCTCTCAAGCGTGGTGTTAAGATCGCTGCGCAAATTGCACGAGCTAACAAAATGAGCCGAGCATTTGCCATTGCACCGACCGCTAGCTGCTCCTACCGCTACAAGGATCTGGACGGCTACACCACCTGCCCTGAGATTGCTCCTCCCATTTCCAATGAGGTGGATCGTGACAGTGGTACGTTTGGTGTTGAACACTATGAATACGGTAACGTGGAGATCGCTAGCCAGGTTGGCTGGGAAGCGTATCGAAAGGTTGCTGACAACATCATGGTCCTGTTGGAATCAACTGGACTGTTGCATGGATACTCCATGAATAGCTGGAGCGACGTCGTGACCTACGACCAATCCTTCATTGAAGAGTGGCTCACTAGTCCACAGACTTCTCTCTACTATTCTCTGCAGGTTATGCCCGACACTCAAGATAAGAGTGATGCCATGGCTGCGCTGGATGAGTTTGATGAGGAGTTCTGGAAACAGTATGAGTCGTTCTCTAAAGAACCTCAATGTGATTGTGCAGAATGAACCCTTATCAGAAACTTCTTTCCCGTAAACGTTCCTGGACTCCGGTCCAGGTAGAGGCAGGTACCTTTGCTCCTGGCTCTGAAGAAGCCATGCTGCGTGCTCTCTCGGTTCGTAACCTTGAGATCCCCGTAGGTGACTTCATTAAAAATGCTCTCAAAAAAGATTATCCTGCTGCTGCCCAAGAAGTATTGGAAAGCAACATTAAGGATGAGGAGAAACATGACCTCGCTCTTGATTACATCGCTCGTGCTCATCAGCTGGAAGATATCCCGGAAGCTGCCCGAATCCAGAAAGCATGGATCGAGTCTCCCGAACATCCCGTGCTCAAGGCAATGGTGCTTGAACGGTCAGTGTTCTTTGTGCTGCTCCCCTTCTTTAGATGGAACGGGGACGCAGGATGCCGCACTGTCTCAGCTGATATCTCACGAGACGAACAAGTCCACGTGGCGGTCAACTCTCTCGTCTGCAAAGAGCTTGGCCTCCAAGTTACGCAGAACCTTGACAAGCTTCGCAAAGCCACGGTAGCTTGGATCATGCAGCCCCTCGGCTCTAACGAGAACCCTTACCTTGACCGCGAGTTCTGGCTCAAACAATCGGACAGCCTTCTCTACAACGGGAAGGCGGAGGGTCTGATTGCTACCCGTCGTGCTCGTATGCCCGCATTCTTTGAGCACTCAAATGTCAATCTTCCTGAGTACGGCTGAGTTTGATCGGCTGTTAGAGGAACTAGATGAACTATTTCCTGACCAATTTCCTGACTACCAACTCACTGAGAAAGAAATTTCTTTTCGAGCTGGGCAAGTGTCAGTTGTTAGGTTCCTAAAAGAAAAACTATCATCGGAGAATTAATCATGTGTTTTGGAGGAGGAGGCGGCTCACAGCCAGCCCCAGCACCCCCACCGCCCCCACCGGCTCCCCCGCCGCCGCCGCCGGCACCCGTACCTCTGCCGCCACCGCCACCCCCGTCTCAAATGACGGCTCCTCAAAAGACCAGCCTTGAAGAAGCTAGGCTGCGTCCTGCGAGTGCTGATGTTGATGCCAAGCGTAAGGCGCGTCAAGGCACTGCTCGCTTGAAAAAGAAAGAGCCTCAAAAGAGTCAGACTCTGCGGACTCAAGCTCAGGCAGGTCAGACTCCTACAGCTCCTGGCTCTGGCGGTGTAAGCTACGGTGGTCAGGTGTCTGGTGCTGGCATGTCCCTTAACATTCAACGACCTAAATAATGAAAAGCGCACGGCAACGTTATCATGAACTAACGAGTGGCCGTACCGCATTTCTTGACATTGCACTTGAGTGTGCAAAGCTGACTATTCCTACGCTGCTTATGCACGAGGAGACGACAACCGATTACACTCGGTTCAAGACTCCTTGGCAATCAGTAGGAGCAAAGGGGGTAGTGACTCTGGCATCTAAGCTGATGCTGGGGTTGCTGCCTCCTTCTACTTCATTCTTTAAACTCCAGCTGGATGACTCCAAGCTGGGTGTTGAGATTCCTGCGGAAGCTAAGAGTGAACTGGACTTGAGCTTTGCTAAGATTGAACGCATGATCATGGAAAGCATTGCTGCTTCTACTGATCGTGTTCAAATCTTCTCAGCGATTAAGCATCTTGTGGTGACTGGTAATGCTCTTCTTTACATGAGTAAGGATGGCATGAAGATGTACCCGCTTAATCGTTACGTGGTGGAGAGGGACGGTAACGGTAACGTAACTGAGATTGTTACTCGTGAACGAGTCAATCGTAAACTCCTTGGTCCTGAATTTGAAAACCCCAAACAGCTAAGCGTTGTTGATAGCAGCGTAGGTAGCAAGTTTGAAAAAGATGTAGATGTTTACACCTGCATCAAACTGACAAAGAAAGGGTGGTCTTGGTATCAGGAAGCTGATGACAAGGTTCTTCCTAACAGCTACGGTAAAGCTCCCAAGGACAAGAGTCCCTGGCTACCCCTCCGCTTTGTAACCGTCGATGGCGAAGACTATGGACGTTCCCGAGTCGAGGAGTTCCTAGGTGACCTACGCTCTCTTGAAGCCCTCATGCAGGCGCTTGTAGAGGGCTCTGCTGCAGCTGCTAAAGTTGTGTTTACTGTTTCTCCTAGCTCTACCACCAAGCCTGCTTCCTTAGCGAACGCAGGTAATGGTGCTATCATCCAAGGACGCCCTGATGATATCGGGGTTGTTCAGGTTCAAAAGCAAGCGGACTTCCGTACTGCCTTTGACCTTGCTGGTGTGCTGGAGAAGCGCATCTCTGAGGCATTCCTTATTTTGAATGTGCGTCAGTCTGAACGGACTACTGCTGAAGAAGTTAGGATGACTCAGATGGAACTGGAGCAACAGCTCGGTGGACTGTTCAGTCTGCTGACTAGTGAGTTCCTGATTCCTTACCTCAACCGTAAGATGCTTGACCTTACTCGGAGCAAGCAGATCCCTGCTCTCCCCAAAGGTTTGGTGAATCCTACGATTGTTGCTGGTATCAATGCATTGGGTCGTGGACAGGATCGGGAATCCCTGATTCAGTTTGTCACTACCATTGCACAAACCATGGGGCCTGAAGCACTGCAGCGGTTCCTTAACCCTGACGAAGCTATCAAGCGTCTGGCTGCCGCTCAAGGTATCGACATCCTCAACCTTGTTAAAGGTATGGAACAGATCAAGAGTGAGCAACAACAAGCTATGCAGAAGCAGATGCAGATGTCTATGGTTGATCAGTCTGCACAGATGCTCAGCACTCCGCTGATGGATCCCTCTAAGAATCCACAAGCCGTTGAAGCTGTACAGGCTGCCATGCAGAACCCTGCTTTACAGCGAGGTATTGCAAACCTTAGTGGACAACAACAACCCGCTTAATCTAATTAGCACCATTTATGGCAATCAACATTTCATACGATCCATCTGACGATCCCGAAGTGATCTCAGCTCGTGAAGCTGATGAAGCTGACTCTCTAGAAGTTGGGGAAAAGATGATGCAAGACCAGCAGGATCTTCTTGCTGGTAAATACAAAAATGCTGAAGAGCTTGAGAAAGCTTACATGGAACTTCAGCAACGCTTTGGCAGAGGCGAAGAAGCAGAGACCGAAGAAGTCGAAGAAGGTGAAGTAGAAGAGTCAACTGATGACGGCTACGAACGCTACGACGAAGAAGGTTATGTTAACTTCGACGCTGTTAAAGATGCCTACGGTGACAACCTTGCTGGTGTATTCCAAGAAGCAGGTATTGATCCGTGGGAGATGAACGATCACTTCTATCAGAACGATGGTACTCTCACCAATGAGATGTACGATCAACTGAACGAGGCAGGTTTCAGTGATGAAGTCATTGATGCTTACCTCGGTGGTCTACGCAATCAAATGGGTTACGACGACTCTGAAGCCGTTGCCCTCTCAGATTCTGAGATCAGTCAGATCAAGAACATTGCGGGCGGTGAAGATGGTTACGCACGCCTTGTTGATTGGGCAGGTCAGAATCTGCCACAAGAAGACATCGAAGCATTCGATGAAGTTATTAACACCGCAAACCAAGCCGCTGTACGTTTTGCAGTGAAAGCACTTATGTCTCAATACGAAGATGCCATGGGTCGTGACCCCGAACTGGTGACTGGTAAACAGTCTAACCAAGGTGAGGGATATCGCAGTATGGCAGAAGTTGTACGCGATATGTCTGACTCAAGGTATGATACGGATGAGGCTTACCGCATGGATGTCATGCGTAAACTTGAACGATCTAACCTTAAAGTTTGATGACTGTACTTACTCAACAGGCTCCCAGCTCACCTTGGGAGTCTTTTTGTGACTGGGTTACCAGCACAAATAACCGTCTTTATGTTGGTTGGTTTGGGGTCCTCATGATCCCCTGCCTGTTGGCAGCAACCATTTGTTTTATTGTAGCCTTCGTGGCTGCACCCCCTGTTGACATTGATGGAATCCGCGAACCCGTCGCAGGCTCCCTGTTGTATGGAAACAACATTATTTCAGGAGCCGTCGTTCCGAGCAGCAACGCCATCGGACTACACTTCTACCCAATTTGGGAAGCTGCTTCACTTGATGAATGGCTGTACAACGGGGGTCCATTCCAACTCGTCACTTTCCACTTCCTCATCGGCATCTACGCCTACATGGGTCGTGAGTGGGAACTTAGCTATCGACTAGGGATGAGGCCCTGGATCTTTGTTGCGTACTCTGCTCCGGTCGCTGCGGCGACTGCTGTCTTCCTGGTGTATCCTTTTGGGCAAGGTTCTTTTTCAGATGCGATGCCTCTGGGGATATCCGGGACGTTTAACTATATGCTCGTTTTCCAAGCCGAGCACAATATTCTCATGCATCCTTTTCATATGCTGGGTGTTGCCGGCGTGTTTGGTGGGAGCTTGTTCTCTGCTATGCACGGCAGCCTGGTCACGTCTTCTCTCGTCCGTGAGACGACGGAGGACATGTCCCAAAACTATGGCTACAAGTTTGGGCAAGAAGAGGAAACGTATAACATCGTAGCAGCACATGGCTATTTCGGACGACTCATCTTCCAATACGCGAGTTTTAACAACAGCAGAAGTCTACACTTTTTTCTGGCTGCTTGGCCTGTTGTTGGTATTTGGTTCGCTGCCCTTGGTGTTAGCACGATGGCTTTTAATCTTAACGGCTTTAATTTTAACCAGTCCCTTCTTGATTCTCAGGGACGTGTGGTTCGTTCTTGGGCCGACATCCTTAACCAAGCGAACCTGGGATTTGAAGTCATGCACGAGCGCAACGCTCACAACTTCCCTCTGGACCTTGCTTCTGTTGAAGCAACTCCGGTGGCTCTATCCGCCCCCACCGTCGGCTGATGAACGACACGAACATCTGGCCTACTGAACCTACTATCATTATGACTGACCATCCCTACGGTGTCCCACATAACGAACGAGCTGAGCAGCTCAACGGTCGCCTCGCTATGCTTGGCATCATGGCTGCTTTTGGCTCTTATGCACTGACTGGACAAATCATCCCAGGTATCTGGTAATGCCTCTGAAGAAGGGTAAGTCTAAGAAGGCAGTTTCTGCTAACATTAATCAACTGAAGATTGAAGGCTACCCTCAGAAGCAAGCAGTTGCCATTGCCCTGAGTAAAGCTGGTAAATCCCGCAAGAAAAAGTAATGGCTAAAAACGTTAGCCTTAAAATTGGAAAACACAAATCCCGTACCGGTGGCTTAACAGCTGCCGGTCGGGCTAAATACAACCGAGAAACTGGATCAAACCTTAAGGCTCCTCAGCCTCAAGGCGGTCCACGTAAGCGGTCCTTCTGCGCTAGGATGTCTGGTGTGAAAGGACCCATGAAAGATAAAAAAGGTCGTCCTACTAGGAAGGCTCTTGCCCTACGAAAATGGAACTGTGGCTAACAAGAAAAACCGTAAGGGGCTGACTATTGCAGCCTCCTTTGAAATTGGCCCTGGTCATAGAGATGCCATGAAAGGCAAGAAAATCTATGAGAAGGGTAAGAGCACCGACAACAAACATGAAAAAGAAATTTTTCTAAAGAAAGCTGGTCCACAACTTCCCCTTGCTAAAAAGAAAAAGAAAAAAGGAGGAAAGAGCTATGGCTAAGCCTGGACTCTATGCTAACATCCACGCCAAGCGTAAGCGCATCGCCCAGGGTTCTGGGGAGAAGATGCGTAAGCCTGGCGCTAAAGGCGCTCCTACTGCTGCACAATTTAAAGCAGCAGCTAAGACTGCTAAACCACGTAAGCGTAAATACGCTGCATAAGCAACGTACGTTCATCCCTTCGGGGACGCATGTCGCCTGATCATGGAACGGGGGTCAGGTACTTCTATCTGGAACAATGACTCAAGTCGAACTGGATGCCCGTGTACGGGAGCAAAAGGCTGCTAACAAGAAAGCCAAGCTGAAGTATCGCGGCGTTGCTTACATTAAACCTGTCAAACACTATTTGTAATGAAAACTTTTATCACCTCTCTCGCTTTCATCGGCCTCGCTGCTCCTGCCATGGCTGGTCCCTATGCTAATGTTGAAGCCAACAGCGGCTTCACTGGTTCCGATTACAGCGGTACCTCTACGGACTTCCACGTTGGTTACGAAGGAGCAGCTGGTGCTGCTAGCTGGTACATCCAAGGTGGTCCTACCTACGTCAGCCCTGATGGCGGCGAAGGCGAGACCATTGCTACCGGTAAGATTGGCGGCTCTGTGGCTGCAGGTGAAAAGCTCTCCGTCTATGGTGAGCTGTCTGCTGCCTTTGATGACGTCAATTCCTACGGCACCAAAGCTGGTGTGAAGTACAAGTTCTGATAAAACGGATTGGGGGCACCTCAGAGTCGGACCCCCTTTCCCTTGGCATTGGCCTCTACGGAGACACCCTTTGCCGCAGCTGTGGCATTGAGACGCCCTTAAGTTCTCAAAACATTTTATGAATCTGATTCAACTTGCGTGGGCTGCTGGTCTTTACGAAGGTGAAGGAACAGTACGTCGTCAACTAGAAATTGAGATGACTGATAAAGATGTCATCACTAAATTTCGTGATATCATGGATTGCGGATACGTGACCTACCGTGAACGCCCAGGTGTTAAACCTACTTGGCGTTGGCGTGTTGGTAACAAACGTGATGTAACCCGATGTCTGACACTGATGCTTCCTTTCTTTGGAAACAGGCGAGCCTACAAAGCTCTTAACATTCTAGATAGTATAGAGCTAACTTGATTACTTTAACTATCTTTTTTTACAATGGCTGACGCTACTCAAACTGCGCTAGGCCGGTCTAATCTTAGCACCGGTACTGGCTATGATGGGGCGAATGATAAGTACGCCCTTTATTTGAAGCTTTTCTCTGGTGAGATGTTCAAAGGCTTCCAGCATAACACGATCGCTCGTGATCTGGTTATGAAGCGGACCCTCAAGTCCGGCAAGAGCCTCCAGTTCATCTACACTGGACGCATGGATGCCAGCTTCCATACGCCTGGCACTCCTATCCTTGGCTCCGGTGATCCCCCGGTGGCTGAGAAGACCATCATCGTGGACGACCTGCTGGTTTCCAGCGCGTTCGTGTACGATCTGGACGAAACCCTCGCACACTACGAGCTGCGTGGTGAGATCAGCCGTAAGATCGGTTATGCTCTGGCTGAGCACTATGACCGTCGTATCTTCCGCTCGATCGTCCGTGGTGCCCGTGCTGCCCACCCCGTGAGCGCAACCGGTAAGGTTGAGCCCGGTGGTTCGCAGATCCAAATTGGTACTGGTACTGGTACCACCGCTGATGCTCTCGACTCTGACAAGATCGTGGCTGCCTTCTTTGAAGCTGCTGCTGTCCTGGACGAGAAGGGTGTGTCTGGCGAAGGTCGTGTGGCTGTCCTCAGCCCCCGTCAGTACTACAGCCTGGTTGAGAACGTCTCGACCAACGCTCTGATCAACCGTGACGAGCAAGGTACCGCGCTGCAAAGCGGCAACGGCATCATGTCGATTGCTGGTATCAAGATTTACAAGTCCATGAACCTGCCCTTCCTGGGCAACTATGGTACCAACTCGACCATCGACAACCCTGGTTCGTTCGTGGGTGCTTCCGTTGAGGCTACCGCCACTGGCGAGAACAACCCCTACGGTTCTGCTACCGACTTCGACACCTCCTGCGGCCTGATCTTCCAACGTGAAGCTGCTGGTGTTGTTGAGACCATTGGACCCCAAGTGCAAGTCACCAGCGGTGACGTCTCCGTGATCTATCAAGGTGACGTTATCCTGGGTCGCCTTGCCATGGGCTGTGACTATCTGAACCCTGCTGCTTGTGTGGAACTCCACGCTACCAGCACTGCCGGTTCTGCTTTCTGATAACACTTTTGTTGTTTACTGGGGGACCTTCGGGTCCCCTTTTTTTATACTTATGGCAACCCCATCCTACGCAACGTCCACCGAACTGGATGCTGTTAACTCAATTTTAATGAGTGTCGGAGAGTCTCCGGTCAATACTCTTGATACCCAAAGTCCTGAAGTTGTTATTGCTCAGAGTACTCTTCGGCAGGTTTGCCGTGAGATCCAATCCGAGGGTTGGAGCTACAACACTGAGTATGAATTTGGTATCACTGTAGACTCCAATGATGAAGTAGTTATTCCTCCTACTGTTCTGCAGCTGGATGTGAATAGGTACAAGCATACTGACAACTATGATGTTGTCCGTCGTGAAGGCAAACTGTACGACCGATACAATCACACATTTAAGTTTACAGACATTGATGTTCTGTATTGTGATATTGTTTGGTTCTATGAGTTTTCTGATATTCCACAAGCATTCCGTGATTACATTACCGCTCGTGCTGCTCGCATTGCAGCAGGTCGTATGGTGAGTGATACTGACACTGTTCGTATCCTCCAGGCTGATGAGCAAACCCTGCGTGCTTTGGCTATTGAGTATGACACTCAACAGGCTGAGTACAATGTGTTTAATGGTAGTGATCTGCGGAATCCTTACACCAGCTTTAAACCATTCCAAGTCCTTAGTCGATAATGGCAGCAGTTAACCAACGTATTCCCAACTTCTTGGGTGGTGTTTCTCAACAACCCGACTTTATTAAATTTCCTGGACAACTTAGAACCTGTCATAACGCTCTTCCTGATGTTACCTTTGGTCTAGTTAAGCGTCCTCCTGGTGAATATGTTGGTGTCCTTGCCAATGCTGAGTCAGGCGGTCAATGGTTTGACATTGTTCGTGATCAAAACCGTAAGTACATTGTTCAGATTACTGATACGCCTGCAATCCTTGTATGGGATCTTGAAGACGGATCACAGCAAACTGTGAATGTTGCTACAGGTGTTGACATTAACTACCTGGCACGTACTGCTGGTTCTACTAAACCGTATGGTCTGCTGACTATCAATGACTATACGTTTATTGCTAACCCTGATAAAACTGTAGGCACAGCTCGGACTACTCCCACATTTCAAGACCATTATGGTTTTGTGACTGTTGATGCTATCACATATAACACTGAGTATGTGGTATCATTAGGGAACTCTAACATTAGCTCTACCACTAAATACAGAGCAGAGACACTAGAGGTTGTCTATGCTGGTACGTCTAGCCCAACTTGGGAAGACGATCCTGGCACTGGTGAACATACTGGTCAAACCAGCTTCTATAGCACTGCGTCTGGTAGTAATGGTGTTAAAGGCGTAGTTACTGTTAATGCTCAAATCTTAGCTACACACACCTCTGGTAACAACCCTTCCTACAAAACCCGGTATACTGCTCAAGTTACTTTGCAGGATACAGGTGATGATGTGACTAATGGTTCTACTATTAGTGTGAGTGTTGCTGGAGAAAACTATACGGTTACGATTGCATCCGTTTCTTCTTACGAAAGTTATGAGGATAGCAATGCTGCTGTGTATCGTACACCGAAAAGCGTAGCCAAAGGTCAGCTTAGTATTGATAGCATCCTTGGCTCTCTCAAAGACGCTATTGAAACTAAGTACACTGATGTAACCGCGACTCCTACTGGTAACGGTTTATTCCTTAGTAGTACATCAAGTTTTGGCAGCATCACCACACGTGGTGGTATTGCTGGTGATGCCTTGTATGGCTTCACAGATTCTGTTCAGAACGTAAGTAGACTCCCTACATATTGTAAACACGGCTACATAGTCAAAGTCTCTAACACAGAGAATGCAGGCGAAGATGATTACTATGTGAAGTTTACTGCTGATAATGAAGATATCGGTAGTGGTGTCTGGGATGAGGCTGCAGAGCCTGGCATTGTTGCAGGCTTTGATTATGATACAATGCCTCATGCTCTGGTAAACAACCTTGATGGTACGTTCACCTTTACCACACTTGATCCTACTAACGAACCTGATAACAGCTGGATTGACAGGCAGGTTGGGGATGATGTTACTAATCCTCTCCCAACATTTGTTGACAAAAATATCAGTCAACTTTTCTTCTATAGAAACAGGCTTGGTATTGTTGCTGATGAACAAATTGTCCTGAGTCAGCCTGCTGATTATTTTAACTTCTTTATTAACTCTGCACTGACTGTCAGTGATGCAGATCCTATTGATCTAGCAACCTCTGACATTCGTCCTGCTATTATTAACCACGCTCTACCCGTACAGAAGGGTGTGCTGTTCTTCAGTGAGTCTGCACAGTTTATGCTGTTTACAGATTCTGAACAGTTTGGACCCAAGACTGCCCAGATCAGGAAACTGTCCTCCTATGAATGTAGTAGAGACATTCCTCCTGTAGACTTGGGTACTTCTATTATGTTTGTTTCCAACTCCTCCTCTTACGCTAAGGCGTTTGAGCTGGTACTTGGTAACGAGTATGATGCCCCTAAAGTTATTGAACAAACCAGGGTTGTTCCTGAGTTTATTCCTAATGATGTCAACGATGTAGCTATTTCTACACAGGCTGGTATTGTTAGCTATAACAAGTCTGGAGACCCCAACCTTTATCACTATAAATATTTCAGCAGTGGTGATCGTCGAGAACAATCAGCTTGGTATACCTGGGGTTTGACTGGTAATATTGCTCACAGCTTGTTTAGCAGTGGTAACTTCTTTGCTGTCACACTTCAAGGCAGCCAGTATATCTTGTCTCGTCACGAGCTGATCACTGAATCTACTTCTAACCGTAGCTATACTATTGGTTCTGGTGACTCTGCATCACCTCTTACTATTAGCCGAAAGTTTGAAGCTACTCTGGACAACATGTTTGTCCCTACCAACAGTGACCTAAGTGTGGCTAACGGTAACACTACGGTGACCTTGCCTTACACGATTCAAGATGGAGGTGATGACCTTGCCTTGGTGGTTCTGTCTGGTGATGATGCTGGTTACGTTATTAGTCCTGATAGTGTGAGCGGAGCTGATGCTACGTTCAATAACATTGATCTCACAGATATTAATGTTGCTATTGGCTATAAGTACACCACTGAGATTCAGCTTCCTACTTATTACTACTCTATTGAACGAGGCGCTTATGACATCGACGCTGATCTTCGCATCTCTCGTTTCAATTTTGAACTCGGTGTCTCTGGTCCTCTGGAGTTTCATCTGAGTGCTGATCAAACCACTGATCATATCCAGTATGAGTCTGGTATGATTACTGACTTGAGCAGCTACAACACTATTCCTTCTAAACTTTCTAAATCAGTCAGCGTACCTATCTACAAAAAGAATGATAAGTACACTCTGACTATTAAGATCCCTGACCCGTTTACCGCAACTATTGTCTCAGCTAGCTGGGACGGACGATATGACAACAGACGGCATGTACGTCGGTAAGTACATTCAACCATGCACTCCCGAACTAGCTTTACAAGTAGGACAAAACCTGCGTTGGGAAGACAGACGTGAGGTAGAAGAGATGACAGGACTGACAGGTGAAGCTGCGGTCCTGGAGTCTCACTACCGATCGGCTCTTTCAGTGTACTTCACGGTGCCCAACGGCAAGGCTGCCGGTGTGGCTGGCGTGACTCCAGATAACCGTATTTGGATGCTCTGTACTAAAGCTAGTGAAGAATACCCCCACACATTTGTTAGAGAAGCGAGGCGCTGGCTACAGAGCCTCCCATATGAATACCTTTGGAACCATGCCGACATGAGGAACGAGAACCACATTAAACTTCTCAAGCTTCTCAAGTTTAAGTTTCTTAGGTACTATGTTATCAATGGTGTTCCTCTTATTGAATTTATGAAATTATGTGCGATCCCATCTCAGCTGGAATCGGCTTAGGTTTAGCAACAGCTGGTTTTGGAACCATGCAAGCGGTTGGTCAACACCAACAACAAGCAGCAGCTGTAGCACGCTCTAATGCTATTGCACAACAGCAATACCAGCAGCAGCTGCAAATTATGGCAGCTCAAGAGCAAGAAAAAGGTCGAGCCTATCAAGCTCAATTAAACGCAACTAATGCTGCTAGAAACGCTTACTTCAGACAGCTACAAGCTAACCAAGCTGAAGCTAGCCGTGCCTCTGTGGCAGAACAACGCAAACTAAACGAACAAGGTAAGAAGGCACTGTTTGATCAGCAGGCTGCTGTAGCAGCTTCTATTCAAGCACAAGGTCAGGTACTGTCTACGGGCAGGTCCGGTCAATCCTTCATGCTTCAAGCAATGGATGCAGATCGTCAGCTTGGATTTGAAATGGCTCAGATTCAAGAGACGCTCTATGATGCTAGCATGGCATCCGGTGCTGCACAATATGGCATTCTTCTGGATCAGCGTAGTGCTGATGTTAATGCTTACAACAATCTCCCCGCTAACCCACTCGCACCTACTCCTGAGTTCCATCCTATCAAACCTATCGCTGCTGGTGGTCCTTCTAAGCTTGCCTTGGCTGGTGCTATTGGCGGAGCAGTTATGGAAGGAGCTGTCGCAGGTACAAGCTTTGGTAAAGCCTTAGACGAATAACAAAACTAAAATCATGCCATATCAAGGTAGTGCACAGTCCGTCGGATTCCGTCAACGTGCCGTCATTGATCCGTCCAGGCGTATGCGTCAGGAAGCGGAGGAAATTGAACGGCAGGGACAACAGCGAATCCGTGGAATGGAGAGGCAAGCCTCTCAGCAAATTGAAGAGATGCGCAGGGTTAGTGACATCCAAGACTCTAACGCTCGCTATGAGCTAGGTGTTCTTGCTGATCTTAGCCCGACTATTCAAAAAAGTATTAAACAAGGTGTCGAGCTGTACGCTGAAAGTGAGCGTGCAAAGGCAATGGAAGATTACCTTAATCAGCCTACAGAAGCTTTAGCGCAAGACAAGGCTCAGGTGGATCAAGCTCTGGACAGCAGTGCAGAGGTTCACACTACTCTGAGTAAGCTTGCCGAGAAAGCTCCTAATGCGCTGACTGAGGATGCTGTCCGTAAGCGGTCAGGTTTCTACCAACAGCAATGGCACCTGTCTGCTATGACAGAGGCTGTTCAAGGGTTTGGCCCTCACCTGCTTACTGAACTGTCTGAGAACACCACTGAGCTGCAGGGTCCTGATGGTCCGTTTAGGATCAACGATCCTGAACTCACCCCTGAGCAGCGTAGCCTTGCTGCTAAGTATATCAAGTCTGAATGGCTCAAAGCTAACAACCCTGCTGGTCTGAGTGCTAAGGTACTGGCTACTAAGTTTGTACCTGAGCTTGATAAGCAGATCAACTTTGAGCAACAGCAGTACACCCAACAGTATCTGCAGAAGCGCAACACTGAGGAGCTAGAAGGAGCTAAGAACGCTTTGTTCTTGGCTTACCGTACTGGTGACCCAGCTGCTGTTGTGAAAGCACTGGACAACTTCCGTGCTGTGTCTCCTCGTCTTTATGACAACCTTAAAACGAAAGGCGGTGGTAACCTGGCTTCTGTTGAAGCCATAAGGACTTCATGGGAGACGCTTGCTTTAAGCGATCCTGAGCGTGCACGGGAACTGATTCCTGTTCTGTCTAACTACACGGTGACTGGTCACCCTGCTGGTAAAGGTCCGAACAAATCAGGAACCATGTCGGAGCTGTTTGCTTCTAAAGGTTTTGGTCAAGTCCAAATGGAAGCCTTTGTTATTAAGGCTGAGAATGCAGACTACCAGGCACGGGAAACTCGTGAAAACCAAGAGGCTAACGAGGAGTATGAAGCTATCACTAATGATTGGCTTGAGAACCCTCCTAGTACTGATGTAAAAGCTGTTGCTTTGCGGCAACTTCTTACAAACGGTAAAAGGAAACTTTACGATAAACTAGTTGATTGGGAAGCTCCTTACAAAGGTAAGCTTGAATCAGAAAACTACATCAAACGTTATCTGGCATCAAGCCCTACTGGTGAGATTCCTCGTGATATTGCAGACAAGCTTCACCCTGACGTAAGAGCCCAGTATCAAAACAGGATCGTTGAAAACCTGTTTGGTTCTGACAATAAGACAGAAATTAAAAAAGGTAAGGAGCTAATTAAAGCTGCCCTAGACGAGGTTAGAGGCGACATTGATGGTACCAAAAACGCTACTGATGATTATCTTCGTGCCCGTAACAAGGCTGAAAAGGATATGATGTCGAGAGCTAGACAGTTTAAAGATTCTGATCCTAGACTTTCTGAAGGTGAGGCTATTATAATGGCTGCTGACCAAATCACTGAGCTTATCCAAGGTACTAGAGACAAAAAAGGTTCTGACTACCATTACACTACTGGCGAAGGTTTTACCAAATTTATGGCAGGTCCTCCAGGAAACACTGCTTTGCTTCGTCAGAACAATATTGTCAGTCAAGCGGAAACTCTTATTAAAACTCAACCTAATGTTATTACTACCCGTTCTTTCAATTTTCAGCCTGCTGACCTTGAACTCAACAGCAGTGGCCGCCCTTCCGGCGTCTTTTATTCCCTGGCTGCTCTAGACAAGAAGCACACGGCGCATGAGATTCTGAATGCTCAGCGTCGTCTACAGCAGCCGCCTTTGAAAGAAATCCCTCTGCCTAAAGAAGCTAACTACCTGGAGCAAGCTTTGAAGGCTAGCCCGGCTTTGCGTAATGCAATGATTACCAAACCTAGCTATAAGATTGCACAGCGTACTGTAGAGCAGGTTGGTGGTATTAGCACTTCTAACATGCTCAGGGCTATTGGATTCCAAGAATCTGGTGGTAACTACAAAGCTCAAAACCGTGATCCTGCTACTGGCAATGATCGTGACCCTGCTCTGGGTAAGTACCAGATGCTGTGGTCTAACATTGTTGTTTGGGGTCCTAAGTATGGCTTAGGTCATCCCGGCAGTCAAGAGGCTTTCTTGAACAACCCTGACTATCAAGAACGTATGGCACAGGTTGTGATGGGTGAGTACATCCGTCAAGCTGTTAACGCTTCTGGTGGTGACTTGAATCAAGCTGTTCGCCGTGCTGCTGCTTTCTGGTATGGTGGTACTGCAGGCTTTAACAACTGGAACAATCCTAGGTTCAGTGGTGGACCTGGCTATCCTAATATGGAACAATACACTCGTTCTGTCCTACAACACTATGTGGGAGGTAACTAATGCAAGATGAATTTAACACACCTCCTCTAGTCCCTGAAGAGACTCAAACGAGAGCAGCTGAGTTTAACCAGGCTGCTGATCAGAACCAGCTCTACTCACAGATGCTGGAGGAGCAGAAACAAGAGGAAGTAGCTGCTGCTGCACCCCAAGAACCTGAACCTACCTTTCTATCAGAAACTGGTGCTGCGTTGGGTGGTGGTGTTGCAGAAGCTGTCGAAAGCGTTGGTAGTTTTGCTGAACTTACTGGCGATACCCTTAAGACTGGTTTTAACTATCTTTTTGGTCGTCCTGTTGATGACACCCAAAACCCTTTTAGCGATGATTATGAGGCTGGTGACGCTAGCTGGCTTGACATACCTGATACTTGGGTTCCTGAAAACAAGACCGGGCTTGGAAAGCTTGCCCGAGGACTGGTCGAATTTGGTGTACTGACTGCTGCTACTGGTGGCGTTGGTGGTGCTACATTCGGTGGTGCTCGTCTGGGTGTTCGTGGTCTAGCTGCTGCTCGTGCTGCTGGTGTGGGTGCTAAAGGCGTCCGCACCATCAAGTTTGTGCAGAAAGGAGCTGTTGTTGCAAGTGAAGGTGCTATTGCTGACCTGATCTCTAGTAGCTCTGAGACTGCTAACATGGCTAACCTGATTGAGGAGAATGCTCCTTGGATGGCTCCGTGGGTTGCAGAAGCTCTGGCTATTGACCCTGAGGATAACCCTTGGTTGGCACGTATTAAGACTGTAGCATCGGGTGCTGGTATCAACCTTGTTGGTCACGGCATCGCATCTTATGCTAAAGGTGCCTGGGCTGCTCACCGTGCTCGCCAAGCTGGTAAGTCGGTTGACGAAGCTAATGAGATTGGCAACCAAGTCATGAAAGATGAGATGGAGAATGCCGCTCGTCTTGATGAAGAGGCTGCCGAAGAGATGGCTAAGGATCGCTTTAGCCGTGGCTATGGCGTTGATGATAGTGACTTCCGTGATAACTACATCCGCACCTATCTAGATGCAGATGAGTACAAAGCGTACAAAGCACCTGAAGTTGAAGGTGTAGAAAAGGTTGACTACGAAGCTATCGCTGATCAACGAGGCGCAGAAGCTGGTGATGTCTTTGACTTTGACAAAGGCATGAGTACTAACCAGGCTACAGAAAACATGGGTCGGGTTTCTGATCCTTTTGTAAACCCTGGTAAGTATGACAACTCAGAGCGTGCTACGACTCGCCCTGAGCCTGAAGCTGGTAAGAACGCCCTGCGGCAAGGTGTCAAGGACATGAAGCAGGGTGGTGATGGGCGTAGCTACAATCCTATGTACAGTGAGACTGCTATCAACGCTATGTCTCGTGGAGATAAGAACCTCCGTCAGTACATTGATGAAGTAGCTGAAGACATTTCCAACGCTGCATTTAAAGAACTTGACAATGCTCTGAGTGCTAAAGATGTTAAAACTCTGATTGTTAAGCAAGCTGCTGACCTTCATGACATCATTGAAGGTGGTGGTAATGTTGCTGCCAAGTTCAAAGAGTACATTGAGAAGTCGCCTAACAAGCGTATTTACGAGAACGACGGTACTAAGATTGTCGTTGGTTCTCCTGCTCTCAAGGCTGCTCTTCAACTCTCCATTCACAGCCTAGCTAAGCAAGCTCAAATGATTGCTACTGGCGCTCTGACTATCTCTAAAAACTTGCCGATCAATCGTCAAGCAGAAATGGTCTTTGACGCTATGAAGGTGGCAGTCACTGAGCATAAGAAGATTGGCTACATGGCTGGTCTTGAGCTACGTCTGCAGCAAGGTCAGATCCTTCCCAAAGCTCTCAAGAATCAAACTGAAGCACAGCTTGCTAAGGTTGAGCTTGAGATGCAAGAGTTTAGAAACTCTTTGATGGATCTTGCTCGTCGTGGTGAACAGCAACAGCTGGAAGACTTGCTTGAAATCTTTGCCCTGTCTGGTCACAAAGTCCGTACGATGACTCAGGTTACTGAGTTTATGCGTGCCAAGATTTTTGGTGGACAGATGAATGGTGTTAAGATTCAGGGTCGTTGGCGTCAAGAGCTGCAGAGTGCATTCTATAACTCTATTCTTAGTGCCCCTATAACTCCTATTAAGGCTATTGCTGGTACCAACTTGGTTGGCATTTTGCGTCCTTTGCAGGCTTATGTGGGTGCTGGACTGCGTGGTAACCATAAAGAAATGGCTATTGCAGCAGCTCAGATAGATGCTCTTGGTCAGGCATTTGCTGAAGGTTTCCAAATGTTTAAGTACAACTGGGATCTTGGTCTGAACCGTCAATCAATGAGCTATGACGGTCGATTTGATATCTCTGCTGACCTGGGTGAATGGCAAGCCATGCGCCCTTACATTGACTCGTATGGTTCTAAGACTGATCAGTTCGCCTATAACGCTCTAGACACTATTGTTAAGTTTAATACTCACCCTTGGGTAAAGTATAGCCAAAACGCTATGGGTGCTGGTGACGCTCTTGCTCGTACGATTATTGGTCGTCTTGAGATGCGAGGACGTGCTGCACGCAAGGCTATTGATGATGGTGTTGATCTGACTAAGGCTACTGACTTTGCTAAGAAGTACGAAGATAACTTTAGAGAAGAAATCTTTAAGAAAAATGGAGATGGATTCTGGGTTGTTTCTGACAAAGCTGCTAAGATGGCAGGTGATGAAGCTGCTCTAAACCGTCCTCTTGAAGGTGTTTTCCAAGCTGCTGAGGGTATCCAACGCATTCCTATGATGCGTGCGTTCTTCCCGTTTGTTCGTACTGGTATTAATGCCATTGATCTGACTTTTGATCATACTCCTCTTGCAATATTTAAGAGTAAGTATGACGATATTATGAATGGCAACAACCTGGAAAAATACGGCATTCGTCCTCAGGATCTTCCTCAAGCTCAAGCTTTGATGACGGGTCGTATTTTTATGGGTACCAGCATCATGTCTCTGGCTGCTATTGCTGCCTTGGCAGGTAACCTGACTGGTGATTATCCTTACGACAAAGAGAGCAGAAAGAACTGGCAGATGGCTGGTATCCAGCCTTACTCTTTCAAGTTTGGTAATGTTTACATTTCCTACAAGAACCTTGAACCATTCAACACTCTGTTCAGTATGACGGCTAACGTTGTACAGAATGCTAACGTGTTGGGTGAAACTGTGGTTACCAACTGGATGCAGAAGCTGTCGTTTATGACTGCTGCTGTGCTGGTTGATAAGTCTATGTTGAGTGGTGTTGAGGATTTGGCACGCCTGATGAATCCTGAAACTAGCGAAGACTTGTTGACTAAAACTGGTGCTCGTTATATTCGTTCTCACCTCCCTTACGCTGGTCTTCTGGGTCAGCTTGGAGACATTCTCGATGCTAACCAAAAAGAAGCACAGAAATTGGAGGAGATGATTATCAAGCGTGATGCTTTTGTTAAGAGCACGCTGCCTCCTAAGTATGACATCCTGAGTAAGGACCGTACTGGCAAAGAACTGATTATCGGACCTGAAAACCCAATTCTGCGTTTGATCAACGGTTTGTCGCCTATTCCTATTACTGTTTCTGAAGGCGATCCTATCAAGGAAAAGCTGGTAGAAATGCGTTTCAACCTTCCTCAAACTTTGTCTACCTATAAGGGTGTTCCTCTGAACGCCACTGAAATGTCTGAGATGCAGAAGTACCTGTCTATGGGTTCTTTGCGCCGCAGACTTGAGTCGGTTATGGGTAGTAGAGCTTGGCAACGTGAGTTTGAAGAATTTAAAAAAGGACCCTTTAACAAAGACATGGGCGATGACCTGGCTGATCAAAGCTGGTATCAAGATGTCCATCGTCAATTTAGAGAAGCCAAAAAAGAAGCTCTTAACATGATGAGAGCTGAAAACCCTGAACTTGTTAAAAAGATTGAAGATCGTCAAGTTCGCAAAAACCTTGGTCGCTCTGGTAACTATGAACGTCTCCGAGAGTGGTCACAACGTACCGGTACTTAAATACCCACTAAATAATGGCAGTAACTAAATTTACCACTACCCAATCGGGTAGTACAACTCAATATACGGTAACCTTTGAGGTTATCGACGCTGCTGACATTGACGTTTACGTTGATGGAGTGTTGCAGCTCCAACAGAATACAACCTCTACTGCCGCTGCTGATCACCCACAAGTTGTTTCTGGTGAGATTACTCAGGGTACTGCTCTGATTAACTACACTGTTGCATCTAACAATGGTACTATTACATTCAATGAAGCCCCTACTGTTGGGGCTTTCCTTGTAATTGAACGTACTACCGACGATACCCTGCTGGAAACGTTTGTTTCTGGTTCTACTATTCGTGCACAGGACCTTAATAACGCTTTTGAGCGGGTCCTGTTTATTGCTCAAGAAGGTGTTAATATTGCTGACGGAGCACTTGGTCCTGCTGAGGACGAAGATAACGCTTTTGATGCTAACGGCGATCGTATTAGTAATGTAGGTAACGCTACTGACGACGATGATGCTGTTAACCGTGGTCAGCTTGGTAAAGTTATTACTGACGACCTGATTGCAGGCGAAGGTATTGACCTTACTGATGCTGCAGGAGGTACTAACTCTGGTCAACAGGTTACGATTTCTGCTGAACTGAGCACGGCTGATAACCCCGGTGTGGTGCAGGTTAATGCTACTACTCCTATTACTGCTACTTATTCTAATCCTGGTGAGCTAGAGCTGTCTATTGCGGATGGCGCTATTGATATTGCCAAGATTGATCCTAACGATATTATTACAGCTGCAGAACAAGATGCAGGTACAGCTGTAGCTAATACTAGCTTGTTCACTTCTAGTGCAGCTGCTCGTCGTTTTGATACTATTGTTCAAACCACCACTCCTACCGGCTCTGCCTGGGAAACTGGTAAGACTTGGTTTCAGAATGATGAAGATAAAACCGTCTCTATTTGGGACGGTGATAACTGGGAAGCCGTCGCTTCTGGTGGCGCTTTTACTCGTCTAGATAGGGTCATTTATGTTGACTCTGTTAATGGTAACGATGACTATAACGGTCACCGTATTAGCACTCCTAAGCGTACCATTGGTGCTGCTTTGGATGACATTAACGCTGACGCCACCTTTGGAGATGGCAGTGTAATCATTGTTGCTCCTGGTGTTTATCAAGAAACCGCTCCGCTTGACATTGAACGGAATAATGTTTCCATTATTGGTCAGGCGCTTCGTAGCACAATTATTCACCCAACTGTTGCTACGGAAACTAATAGTCTGTTCCGTGTTAACAGCGGTTCTTACCTGTGTAACTTGACGTTCACTGGTATGAAGGCGAGCGGTACTCGTGGTCATGCAGATTCTATTGACCCTGATGCTACCTACGGTCTTCCCGAAACTCAAGGTTGGAACGTTTCGTTCTTCCCGAACGCAACTATTGTCAAATCTCCGTACATTCAGAATTGTACTAACTTCTCTGATAGCGAGATTGATAACTCTGATCTGCAAGCATTTAACCCCCGTGGTGGTGCAGCCGGTGATACCGACTCTGCAATGACTGGTGGTGGTCTGCTTGTTGATGGTTCGGTGGTTCATGCTGACTCGCCGTTGCGTTCAATGGTGGCTGATAGCTACACGCACGTGGGTCTGGATGGTCCTGGTATTCTTGTTACTAACAATGGTTATGTACAAATTACTAGCTCCTATGCATTCTTCAACCACTACCACATTAAATGTCGTAATGGCGGTCAAGCAAACCTTGCTGCGTCTACCACTGACTTTGGTCGGTACTCGCTGATTGCTGATGGTCGTTCGACTAGCGCAATCTTTACTGCTACTACTTCGGCAGAAGCAACTGATGGTTCTACTACGTTTACCATCGGTGCTCCTACTGCTGGAACTAATTGGCACGGTACTGCCACTCGTCCACAAGACAACATGCTTGTTGACATTGGTGGTAACACCTACCCAGTGCTGAGTGCTACGGCTAATGGTTCTGGCTGGGATGTGACGATTCTTCGTCCCAACACCAATGACCGAACTCAAAATCTTGGTCTTGACGGCACTGTAGCAAGCGGTTCTACTGTTTCGTTCTTCCTTCGTTCGCTGATTGCTTCTAGCGGTCACACGATGGAATACGTCGGCTCTGGTACTGACTACTCTGCATTGCCTGAAAACGGCGGCATACCTAACGACGATAACCAAGTTGTTGAACTGCTTAATGGTACTGCTGTAAACAACACTACTACCTTTGGTGGTAAGGTTTGGACGGCTATCACGGATCACAACGGTACGTTTAAGGTTGGTGATACCTTTACCGTTGATCAACAAACTGGTTTTGTTACTATTCCAGCAGGTGCTCTGTCCGTTAACACTCTGCTTGAGAATTTGGATGTCAATGGTAATGAAATTGTTAGCAACTCTAACGGAAACATTGTCATCAATCCGCACGGCACTGGTACTATTGACCTTCAAGCCGAAACGGATCTAAACAGCAATAAGATCGTTAATGTTACTGATCCTACTGCTGACCAAGATGCAGCTACTAAAAAGTACGTCGATGATAGCGTTGGTACGCTGAACCTGATTTCTGCGGACATTGAACGTCTTGCAGACATTGAAGATGGTACTCTTGCTACCGATGCTATTCAAACGGTTGCTGGTATTGCAACGGATGTAACGACTGTTGCTGGTATCTCTGGTGATGTCACTACTCTTGCTGGCATTGAAACTGAACTGGTAACTATTGAAGCTAACCTTGATTCTATTACTTATCTTGGTGCTCAAACCAGTGATCCGTCGTTTGACATCTTTGGTAACCCCATTGCAGCGGGTGACTTCTACTTCAACACTACGCTTAGCCAAGCACGGATTTACAACGGAATCACGTTCCAGTCGTTTGCTGAGAACGGTCTTGTAAACCAAAGCTTTGCTAACGAAACGTTCTCTGCTGTCTACACAGCAGCAGCCGGTAGTAACACGATTGATCTTGGTGATCTTTCTGTTCCTTCTGGTGCTTTTGGTGATGAAAACGCTACCGCTGTTCGCATGAGCCTTGCAGCTGGTGCGGGTACTTTTGACCTTGGTTCTCTTTAATTTCTTTTAACGAAAATGCCTGATCAACTACAACTTCGTGGTGGTACTACCACTGAACATGCAACTTTTACCGGTGCTTCTAAGGAAGTTACCATTGATACAACTAAAAAAACTGCTGTCGTTCACGACGCATCCACCGCTGGTGGTAACCCGCTGATGCGGGAAGACGGTGCTAACTCGGCACTTGTTAATGGTTCTGCTACTGAACCTGCACTGGCATTTGCCGCTGGTGATGCTGATAACGGTATTTATTCGCCTGGTACTGATCAAGTCGCTATCACTACTAACGGTGTAGAGCGGGTTGAATGGGGCGCCTCTGAGGTTGTCTTTAACGATGGCGGCGCTGACTACGACTTCCGTATTGAAGGCGATACCAATACTGCTCTGTTCTTCGTTGATGCGGGCGAAGATACGGTAGGAATTAATGTCGCAAATCCTGACGCCAGACTGCATGTCGTTAACGGAAATGACAGCGCCCTAATTTTAAAAGTTAACGGTGCGGACACTACTACTGAATACATCGGATTCGGCATAGAAACCGGCGAAGGGATACTTGTTGCAGGTGGTGCAGGTAGCACTTCAAATAGCCTTGTTTTTAAAACTTCTGCTTCAGGCACTGAAAGTGAACGCGCACGCATCGACAGCTCGGGTCGCCTTTTAATTGGCGCAACTACTGCTCCAATAACGGGTAGTACTGCACTTTTGCAAGCAGCGAGCACCGGTGGGGCTGCAGCAATTCTTGCCAGAAACGACTCAGCTGTCACAGCTTCAGACATTATCGGCCAGGTTCTCTTCGCGGGAAATGATGGTGGGACGTATCAAAATTGCGGCAGGATCATGGCCCGAGCGGAATCCGCTCACGCACATGATGACAAACCAACTTATTTGTCATTTGAGACCACTCCGAGTGGCGCTGGTTCTCCGACAGAGCGGATGAGGATTACCTCAGCTGGGCAACTAAATTTGACCACCAGCCAAGGTACCGCTGGGCTCCCTACCTTCCTGATCGATAATACAAATACAGGTGGTTATGCCGGTCGAATTGTTTTTGGTTCCAAGCACTCAAGTACGGCTTTTAACGCCGCTGAAATCCAGGCTTATGGCGGGACAAGTACGACAGATGGATCCCTTGCTTTTGAAACAGGAGGTAGTGAAAGCGTCCGCATCGACGGCTCGGGTCGCCTCTTAGTTGGCACAACGAGTTCTATTGGTGCCTCCACAGATGCAAGAGAAACAATTCAGGCTGTTGATGCCTCTGGAGCACGCCTCCTATTGGGTAGAAATGATGCCACAATTTCTGCAGATGCCACTATCGGACACATTCAGTTCCGTGGCAATGCGGATGGTACATGGACTTCTATTGGGGCAATTTACTGTACTGCAGACGGAACACACGCTACATCAGATAAGCCTACTAGGTTAAGTTTTCTGACAACTCCGTCTGGCTCAGGTGTTGCGACGGAGCGGATAAGGCTTGAAGAAGACGGGCAATTTAATCTATATACACATACCAACCTTGTTGTCCGATCCGTCCGAACTAGCGCCTCTGAATCTGCTTTTGTTGTCCAAAGTGCCGCGACAACTACACTTAACGGCACAACTGAACTTATTGTGTACGCAGACGGAGACGTTGAAAATACAAATGGTAATTATACTGCGATTTCCGATGAAAGGTTCAAGGAAAACATTGTTGACGCAAACTCACAATGGGATGACATAAAAGCAGTTAGGGTTAGAAACTTTAACTTTAAAGAAGAAACTGGTAGAAGTACACACACTCAATTAGGTGTCGTGGCTCAAGAGATTGAGTTGATTTCTCCTGGCTTGGTAAAAGAACGCAAGAATCCTGACACTGACGAAACGCATAAATCCGTTTCATATTCCTTGCTTTATATGAAGGCAGTCAAGGCACTTCAGGAAGCAATGGAGCGTATTGAAACCCTTGAAGCCAAAGTGGCAGCACTGGAAGCCAACTAATTAACAGGTGGGCAACCGACCTTAACTGGTTGCACCCATTTTTTCACCTTTACGAAAACATTAACATTTAACAATGGCTAACACCTATTCCTGGAAAGTTGCTAACCTTGAGCGCACCGTTGCTGACGGTAAAGTCGGCGTTGTGCATTACACCGTTTCCGCCGTCTCTGACGTTGTGAACCCTAATAGCGAAGAAGGCGGTTTCTACTCCGCTGGCGCTTATGGTTCCGTTGGT